CTTAAAGCCATTGTTACCGAACTAATGGAGTATTTTGGCTGGGAAGGGTTAGCCAAGTATATTAATATAAACTGCTTCAAGAGTTATCCCATTCTATATTCAATTGAGTAAATACAAGTATGAACATTAAGCTGCCGAAGTCGCACGTAGGCGACTATTTCGGCTGCTTAATATTTTCAACATCTATTGTTTTAAGTTTTACATTTAATACTTTAACTTCTTTAGATAGCTCTTATTCTATTTCTTGATTGAGCTCCTTTAACGCCTCAACATCTGCAGCAAGCAGTTCATCAATACTTTGCTCTTTAACATCTTCAATTTCTACAATATCAAGTATCGGCATGATGGTTTTAATAAGCTTTTCCTTTGTCTTTAACTTGGCCTTACCAAACTCAAAATTAAACCTCAAAAACACCTGATAGCTCGAGTTGTCATCATCCACCTTACCAGGCAAGAAGTAGCTTAAAAATGGAATGGTCTCTTTCTTGGAACGTGAGTTAAGCAGTGTTGATAAATTAAACAGTGGTACTAGTTGTCCAGACTTTAATAAGAACTGAGTTTTAAAGTCTCTCTTGTCCGTTACTGGCACATCATTAACAAAGCCTTGCAAGAATGAATGAGACTGCTTTAGATTAACAACAATGGTTTCATCATCTACATACTGGGTGGCCACCTTAAATTCAAAGCCAACGTTGTTATAAGAGATCTTTTCACCAACAACTCTATCTGAGGGTTGCTGCTTGGATTTTGACTTTGATTTAACCAGGTCGTCAGACTTAAGTCTAACACTACTCACACTACTAGACTTATAGTCTTTTAAGATGACTGGATACTTGGTAACAAAGTTAGAGCTAAAGCTCTCACCGACTTCCACCAGTGCGGTTGAGTTAATCTTAGTTAGGGTTTTGTAATCAGTCTTTAGATAATCTAGTAACAACAGATTTGGTATTAAGGCTGTAGAAGGACTGATACTAAAGTAATCATTCTGGAAGGTGTATTTAAGACTAAAGTCCATGTAGTCTTTTTTACTAAATGACACCAATATAAAATCAATCTTGATATTATTCGAGGTGTCGATTAGACGCATTAGGTTATCAAGTATCTCAATTTGTTGTTTATTACAATAACAAAAGATTGAGGTTTTGTTCATAACGATGTTGGGTGCAATGGTCGATAAAATCACGCCTTGATTCTCAAACTTCTTTTGATTCTTAAAGATATAAAAATAGGGCTTTTGTAATCTATTAGCAGATCGCTCTCGTCTTTGTTCATTACTGAGTGTTGGTTGCTTATCAGGCACAAGCTCAGATTGAAGCTCTTTGCCAAAGTTAAGGGCGTCTCCTGAGCTAAACGCGTCAATTACATAGATGCCCTTACTAATCACAAAACCAATAAAAATAATAAATAGTACAATGAAGGCGTAGTACTTCTTTGGAATGCTGGATTTGTAGTTATGAATGCTGGCAGACTTATAAACTTCAAAGAATCGTTTATCGAGTACAAATGGTTTGCTTGATTGTTTAACTGGTTGCTTGTTCTCTGAAGTCTCAGCACCTAGGTAGTGATTAACAAAACTCTTTTGTGTGCCGAAAGGCCTGTTCACTCTAAAATGGTTTTCCACTAGGTTGCGTATATCAATATTTAGATCTTTTTGCGATTGAGTAATAAAGATAAAATCAAAACCGTAATGGCGATGAATCTTTAAAAATGAGACAAAACCAGTAAAGCCTGATCTGTTGCTAGAGCGTGGTGAATACCGGTGAGCCTCATCAATCACAATCACTGAGTTGTCTGGGAACTTTGACCGGTTCTCACTCTCCTGATCTTCAGGCAGTTTGTCTAGGTCTTCATACTTAGCCGTAGTAGCATCTACAATATCAATACTATCAAAGGCAATAAAAAATAACGGCCTATCAATGGTAGAGCTAAAAGTCTTCGACTCTTTGTCATAATTGATAAAACCCTCTTTTTCTAAGAAGGTGAGTGCGTATATGTTTTTGCCGTGACCTGGACGGCCGGTTATTAAATGGATCATAGTTATTTGTTGATTAAAGAGTTGGTGTTGTTAAACATTACAGGCTGTAAAAGTTCTGTTCCGGCGGAACACTGATTTGTATTGCTTGAATTTGCATTATAAAACTGTCCTCTCGAGACACTTTTTGGGATTATTTTGTTATTGTGATTCATCATAGATATCAACTCTTATACCCACTCATAGAGCCAAGAATGCCTGACTTGGCTGAGTTAAATCTAGTCGCTCTAAAAACCATGATATTAAGCTTTAAAGCAAAGATGCCAAACCACAAAGAGATGATCAGATTAAAAAAGTCATAGAAGTGGAAGTACAGCAAAGCTTCTTCTAGTGTTGTGCCAAATGCATTACCATCGGTATTAATAGCAGAGCCAAAATCAAAGATATTGGCTAGCAGTGAACTCACATAAGTTTGTATGCCAGTGATATCAAAAATGGTAGAGAGAATCTCAGTGCCGTAAAAGCCTAGGATTAAAGTAAATATAGCACTAGCAATCCAGACAATAAATTGGAAGGCAAAAAAGAAGGTAATAAAGTTTGAGCTGATCCAAGTAAAGAAGCTAAAGCTCAATACCTTGGCGCCCGTGATAAATCTAAGAACTGCATTAATGGCAATAACAATAGCGCCCATTAGCCTATCTCCTTAACGTGTGACATATCTAAATCCAACTACTAGGGTTAACAAGATGATGATGGTCATCATTAAATTAAACAAAGGACGTGAGTACATACAAATAAATGAGGTATCAACGGTTATCACCTGACCACCTAAAACATTAATACTAAAGGAGTCAAACGGACAAGTACCGCCTTGACCTGCAAAATTAGCATCTTGCCCATAGGTAGAGGTAGAGCCACCAAGCTCTGCCAACTTGGCAATATTAAAATCATTCTCATAGCCAGAGCTTTGGTTATCAGGATTATCAGGTGATAATAAATTAGTAATAGTGCTACTGAGTCCATCAACATAACCAGTAGAGATATCTTGATAACCCACCTCTCCGGTGAACTCACCCTCTGTAACTCCACCACCAGCATTAAGAGCGGCAGTATTAGCATCAATGGCAGCCTTGAGACCTGCAAGCTCATTAGTGTTGCCAGTAGTAGCATCTGTATTAGCCGTTAAGATATCAATGTTGTTAGTGGTGATTGCTGTATTGGTGTTTAACGCATTGGTATTATTAGTAGTTGCCTCAGTATTACCGCCTACTGCTTGCGTGTTTGCATCCGTAGCCGTGGTATTTGATTCAACAGCAGAAGTGTTAGCATCAAGAGCTGCAACATTAATACCCTCTCCTGTATTAGGATTGTCATTCAGATAAGCACTAACGATATTATCAACCAACACTTCAAAATCAGCCGTTTCAGTAAAGTTTTCAATGGATGTAACGGCATTAGACTTAGAGGACTCAACAGCTAATACATAATCATTAATACTGACTAAGGCTTGAGTCTGCGTGTCATCAACCAAGTTAACCAGATCAGCCATAGAATCTACAGATTGAGTTTTGGATGTTTGAACCAAAGCTGAGAGATCATTCATTAATTGCTCAGTAGATGTTTTGGTAGATTCAACAGAAGCTAAAAAATCATCAAGTGTGTTGGTCGCTTCGGACTGTTTGTCTTGTATCGCTTGTATAGAATCTGCTTGTTGTGTATCAATCGCTTGTGAAGCTTGCGCTTGTTTATCTTGAATGGCTTGAGTGGCAGTTTGTTTATCGGCTTCTAACTGCGCTTCTTTAGTATCAAAACTTGCAAGCTTGATACCGTACTGAGCTTCTAGCTCAGCTTGGGTAATGGTAAAGCTGTTCATAGATGCATCAGCACTATCAACTACTTCTTGTTTGTTGGTTTCAATGGCTTGTACGTCTTCTTGTATCTCATCATGTAAAGACAGGATTAGATCTGTACGGGCGATGGCGTTTTCACTAAGTAGATTAATCGCCTCGGTAATTGTTCCAATCTCACTAAGTAGGTTAGTCGCATCCCCTGCAGATTGACTTAAAGTATTTAGATCACTAATAATAGTTTGTGCACTTTGAGAGCTTTCTGCTGCACTAATGGCTGAATCAGCAGCGCTTATAGCACTATCAAGAGCACTTCCTGACGCGGAGTCTGCCTCATCTCTAAAGCCAGCTATATCATCAACATATTGAGCAGATAGATCATGATAACTACTGATTGAATTGGTTATCTGTTCGGCTATATCACTAAAAGCCTGAGCATTATCAGCAAAGGCTTCTGAGTTATTAGAATTTAACTCGGCAACATCGGCCCAAGTCTCACTAATATCAGACCATTGAGAAGCAAGATCTGAGTACGTTGCAGCATCATCAGAACTTGTGGCAGCACTATCTGAATAGGTAACAACATCATCTAACAAAGACTCCATCTGCCAAACAATATCTTCAGCAGCGGCGAGTAGCTCTTCACACTCATCACAAGCATTAGCACTCATAGGCATGAGTGCTAATGTAAAGAGCAGAGCTGTTGTGAGTCGTTTAATCATTATCTATTTTTTGTTTTAAGCGAGCAAAGTCCAATCTTGATCCAGTATTTTTAAATCCTCTTCAAGGCTTTCTATATCGTCTTCTATATAATCCGTTATTTCTTTAAAAGAATGACCTTTGTCACTCTCTTGCCACTTTTTGGAGTTAGCGTTAAATCTACGTCTTCTACGATTTACAATTGTTGACATTTTTTTAAGAATGCCTTGTGTTTCTAGTATTAGTTTTTGCATATTCTTTCTTGTTACTGTTATTGGTAGTTAATAAGTAATAGAGAGCCTTGGTCAGTCAAGACTCTCTAAAAGGTTTGTATTTAGTTGTGCGTAATCAAACGCTCTAACTTAATACTAGCCACGTGACGCTAAGCCACGGATCTTGCGATAAAACATTACCGTAAGACCTAGAGTAATGAAGGCACCCATAACCGCTACTGCAGTTGTCTGAATATTAGTGATCGTGCCAGTAATATCAGCTGCATCATAAGTTACTGTTGCTGCATATGCAGAGTTAGCACCCATAACGGCTAAAGATGTCAATGCAAGTTTTAACTTGTTCATGTTCTTCTCCAATTGTCAGACTTAAAAAGGGTAAGTCATTAACCCGTATCATTTATTCTTCTAGATTAATCATCAGAACTAACCTCTAGAGGCCAGCCCTCTTATCTTGCGATAAAACATCACTGTCAAACCCAACGTAATAAAAGCACCCATTACTGCAATAGCTGTGTTTTGAATGTTTTGAATCGTGCCAGTTATATCATCTGCGTTGTAAGCAACTGATCCTGTCGTAGTTGTACTGTCTGTCGTGGTATCACCACCAGAACCAGCTCCTGCATCAGGATTGTCATCAATAAACATCTGATAATCTAAATAGTTAGCCGCTTCAGCAGCAGCACTAAAGACATCAAATGAATCACCGTAATAGGTTGTTAGCATATCTGTAGCAGCATTAAAACTATTGCCGTAAATATCCTGATACACATTAGAACCAGTCAGGTAATAATAGTTATTGTTAGGATCATGGTTATCAACGACATAACTATCAGTAGTAGAAGTATCAGGACCAGTACCTGCTGAGTACTGATACATGTCTACTGCCATTGATTGACTTGAAGCCAACATAATCACCGGTGCAAAACCTAAAAGAACTATATTTTTTAACGTTTTATTGATCATTTTTTTATTTATGTTTTTATTCATCTTATTTTTTCCATTGTTAAGCTTAGTAAGAGCAAGCTATTGACTCATCTGTTAAAGAAGACATTAAAACTAAGTACCAACACCACTAGTGAGAATACAAAGATAAAATCAAGCAGCGTAAACGTATCATTCAAGACGCACCACCCGTTCTAATTACTTTGCCCAGATATGCCATTGAGTAGCTAACCACCATAAATAGTAGTAGTGCTAAAAAAGTATTTCTATATTCAATCTCAGATGGGAACCAGGCGGAATTAAAAGCAAAAACAGACCCGTGCGTAAACACTAGTACCAATGCCAGTGGTGTACGTGCCTGAAACCTTAAAAATAGGTTTTTTGAATTACTCATGACTAAGCTTTATGCTTAAGCACTAAGGCTAGATCACGTGAGACTTGCAAATCACCGAAACCGCCAACAGTGATTAAATCAGCTAAGTGATAAACACCGATTGCATACGGATTATCTTCTGCACGCACCTGGCCTTGGTCATGTAATTGAATAGCACACCGTGATGGATAAGCAACACCATCAGTGTGTAGCCATGCCTCTTGTTTAACAATCTTGAATGGATTGTTAGTGCGTTTAGAGATGCCCTCTAGAACATCAACATTGCACTCTTTAGTGATCTCTATCTCATAACCATCTTTAATAATGGTACGAGGCCCATTTACTTTTATATTTTCATTTGTATTTGACATATTTATTTCCTATTAGTTTTTTGTAATTCCTTTAATTGCTTTGTTTTTTATTCATTTTTATTTTTAGTTTTTTATTATTTTTTTTGATTCACTAATTAAAAGATCCATGAGGTTTAAGCAGATCTCAACTGCATAGGCACATAACCGTGCTTATCTGGTGGACGAGCAGTTTTAAGCTGTTCGAGAAACTCATAAATTTGATGTTTAGTGCGAAGCTCTGCCAGACTTAAGATGTAGGCTTGAGCTTTATGCTTAACCACATTCATCCAGTCGGCATAATGAATGGTAATAATTTCTTTGGCTTCTTCGATTTGCTCTTCAAGCAACTCTTTATCTGATTTTTGCTCAATGTTAAAAAAGGCTTTAAGGCCACGAGACCAAAACAGTTGGCGTTTGCCTTTAAAAGCTTCGGCGTATTCTCTGAATAGTGCTCCAGAGCGATGATTACCCTCTGCGTATTCATCCAAGAACTGAAAAGGTGTTTTGCTGGTTTTAGCTTTACCTTTTTTAATGTGAGCCTTGGCTATTTCATAATCAAGTCCCCACTTGGCCACATACGAAGCAGCAAAGTCACCACTACGAATATCAACACCATTGGCAATACTAGGACGATCAAGACCTGAATCAATACAAGCATCAGCCCAAGCTGAGTAAACATAGCGGCGAAGATTAACAATTGAGAAGCCTCTATTAACAAACCAAAGCTCATGCAGATGTGGATGCCAGCCATTAGCTTCTGAATGCGTGGTTTCTAAAGATCGAATCGTGCCTTTAATGCCGTACAAAGAGCGTAGGTGCTTAGAATAAGCACTACGGCCTTTAAACTTTTTACTTGCTTCTGATTGTTTAGATAGTAGATCTTTAAGATTGTCTTCTTTTGAATGTGGGAATGTTAGTGTCACTAGTAATACTTCACCACCTTTAGCAATCCAAGCGTCAACTGCGGTTGAGATTTCTAAGCGACGACGCTCTGAGATTTTAGAAGAGCAAGACGGGCAAGACCAGACTGAGCCGCAGGTTTGCAAACCTGAGAAGTGAGCCTTGCCGGTATCAACATGCTTGAGAACTTTTACTTTTGAGGATGTTGGTTTCTTACCGCATTTACAAATTCTTTGATCATGCAGGATTGAAGCTGCGATATCTCGAAGTCTAAAATTATCAGTGCGGTTATCTTGTGAGACATCCGTTAAACCATTAATGGAATTCTTGTAGATGTCTATTAAATGGGGCCTGTGAGATTTCGCCTTATTACCAAGCATGATGGACTCGTGTAAATTCAGCAACAGAAGATGCAATACGCTCATCATGTCTAAAGCCACAAAGAGCAATAACACAGCTTAGATTAAGACTGAGATCTTTTAGCTCCAGCCAATGTTGAGTAGGCCTCTCTTCAGGTTTGTTTTTATATTCAAAGATGGGTTGGCATAGTGCTTGAGTCTCGGACAGGGCGACGACTTCAAAAGCTAGAGGTGTATTGTTGCCACTCACGCAATAAACAAGGTCGTTGAATTTGATAGGATCGCTACTCATTAGAATTCTCCTATGCGTTTAGAGGTGTCAATGTACCAATGACCCATTTTTGGTTGAAGTTTCCAATCAACCACCTCATAACCATCGTTATCAATCCTTCTACAAGTAAGTGTGCCATTAAGACACCATTGTTTAATCTTCTTATGAGCGATGCCCGTAATATCTGCATATTTAGAACTGGAGACCTCATTAACCTGAATGGAAGATAATGTCACCGCAACATCAACATGATGGGTGATTGAGGACTCAACTTGCTTCATAACTAATCTGTCTATTTTCATAATAAATTACCTTTTTTGGTTTATGGTGGTATATTTTGGTTCTAAGCGTTCTTTTT